AGAAGAAATACAAACTGTAAAATAAAACATGAGAATATTCCCATTTTACTTTATCAAAAAACTTTATAAACTCAAGTACTTAACGCACAAGTATATCTTCAAAACCACTAAGCCCATAAAATCAGTTTATGACGTGTATTTAACGCCTAATTTTTATGACACCACCTTTATGTATTATTTTAAGGGAACCTACGGATTTTTTCTTCGTGATTTTATAAAAAATATTTCATCCGCAACTACCTTTATTGACATTGGAGCCAATCAAGGTTTATTTAGTATTCTAGCTGGGAAAAATGAACATATAAAGAAGATCATCGCATTCGAGCCTACAAAAAAAAACAGCTAACTTATTACGTGCCAATTTAGCATGTAACAAAATCGAAAATTGCCTTGTCGTTGAGAAAGGCATTTCAGATAAAAAAGGCTTCTTGAATTTGAATGTAGCTGATGGACACTCTGGAAAAAACACCTTTAGAACAAACGAGTTAGATAAAAACATCGTTAGTGAAAAAGTTGAAATAATCAATCATAAGGATATTGAATTGCTCGTTCAAGGAAACACAAATTATGTCAAAAGTTATTAAACCAACTCAAGCTTATATCGACGAAAGTCGTGCAAAGGTGCTTCTCGAAAAGTGGGGTCCAGTACTCGACTATAATTCGGACGCCGTTGCACCTATCGAGGATGATCACACACGTCTCAACACAGCCATGCTTTTGGAAAACCAAGAGTCCTGGTGTTTGACCGAGGCTAATGTGGCAGGATCCGGTGGTTCGTTTGGCTCACATCAAGGTGGTGGTAATCATGGAGGGGCTTTCCCCAACTCTGATCACTACGCTCAAGGTGATGCTAGACTCCCCAAGATTCTCATCCCGATGATCCGTCGTACATTCCCAGAGTTGTTAACTAATGAACTCGTCGGTGTGCAACCCATGAGCGGTCCTGTAGGACTCGCTTTTGCTTTGCGCTACAAGTACAGTGACAAGATGCTAGGTGAGACCAACAGTAATGGTAAGGACGGAGTTGCTTCTGCAAACTCTGGACCAGCTGGTGCTGCTGGCGCTTATTCTGATGCACATTCCGCGGTGAATGACGGGAACTATAATCCCGGTAACAACACCAAGGGTGAGCTCGGATACCAGTATCTCGACACACGTTTCACCGGATCAACCAGCACTGCTCTTAAAGGAAGTAACATTTCTGTCACTTCCGGTAGTTTTGGTTTGTCCGCAGGCAAAGGAGACGCAGCCTGGTCCGCTTTGGACCAAGACGCTGGTGTCGCTGCTCTGCTCGGTGATTTCGAACTTGGAAGCAACATCCCAACCATTGAAGTGAGTTTCGAGAAAACAGCTGTTGAAGCTGGAACTCGTAGACTTGCTGCCAACTGGAGCGTGGAACTCGAACAAGATCTGAAAAACATGAACGGTATCGACATTGATACGGAACTCACGAATGCGATGAGTTACGAACTTCAAGCCGAAATCGATCGTGAGATGATTGTTCGTATGATTCAAACCGCTCTGCAAGCTGGCAAAGGCCATGGTTACAGCGGATGGTTTGCTGAAACTGCCGACGGACGTTGGATGGCAGAACGTAACCGTGATCTTTACGCTAAACTCATTGTAGAAGCTAATCGAATTGCTATTCGGAACCGTCGTGGCGCTGCCAACTTTATTGTTGCTAGCCCCGCAGTTTGCGCAATTTTGGAGATGCTTCCCGAGTTTACATGGATGCCTGTTAATGGTTCCGTCAACACACAACCTGTTGGCGTTGCTAAAGTAGGCAACCTAGGCGGAAGGTTCAACGTTTATCGTGACACTCGCACTGAAGCACAGTCCCAAATGGGTCTGCGTTCTACTCAGGTCGAGTATGCCCTGTTAGGTTATAAGGGTCCTGAGTTTTACGACACAGGTATCATTTATTGCCCGTACATTCCCGTTATGGTGCAACGCACCATCGGACCCAACGATTTCAGTCCTCGTGTAGGTCTTCTGACCCGCTACGGTGTTGTAGACAACATCTTCGGTGCAGATCTGTACTATCACGTGGTATTAGTTGGCGGTCTCAAGGGTGGCTTGTCAAGTTCACATCTTTAATAGGATAGTGTAGTTGACAGGTTCGTCGATTCGAGCCTTAGAATGTTGAAATGATATATACATTCTAAACATTTTAGCACCGGCCTTAGGCCGGTGCTTCTTTGTGTTCGATCTCCACACTATCTTTGACCAACTTGGC